GTACAGGCATTCCATAAATGTCTATGAATCCCTCCATGTTCCATTCCATAGGAATAAATAGTGAATACATACCACTCTTAGTTTGACCATTAGCATTACGATCTTCAATTTTAGAATCTTCATATAACTTTTTAAAGTTATCACCACCCTTGCTCATTGCATTAGATGTAGATCCCATCATACACTTGCCAATAATCCTGCTACCTAATCTTAAACATGTTTTAGTTACCCGCCAATTATTTAATATGTTATTAGGCTTGATCCACTTTCCACTTTCATCGTGTACAAGAAGCAATAATTTTTCGCCATCATAAGAGTTATCTTCTGTATTCTTCCAATCTATGGTGGTATCAAGACCCTCTAATACATCCGATTCAATATCATACATGTTCTTCTTCGTAATCTTCGAAGCCGGAATGCGATATGCCAATTCAGTTTTAGGCTTATCCATTCCATCCATAATAGGCTTGAAGAAAAAAGGAAGACGGCTATTAATAGGAACAACCTTGTCAGTAAACATTTTCTTAGCATCTGATCCCGTCTTTGATAATATACCAACCCTTGCATCTCTTGCAAGAGTTGCAACATTAATACATTCTGAAGAAGACATAAATGAAAATCCCGAACGACGTATCTTTAAATACACCATACCAAATGATCTAGGATCTGCTTTACATGCCTCCCAAAATATATATAAAATTCTATTTGCTTCCCTGAGATCAGGATATCCAACGTCAATACTAGACCATTGTAAATACATCCAATGACTACCCGTTAAATAAGTAGGCTTACCATTATTCATAAACCAATAACCATCTTCACGATAATCAAACTGACGCTCAATATAATCTACCCATTGATTCTTAAATTCCTTTGGCATTTCATTCCATTGGAATATTGATGATATCTTAGATAACTCTTTAGGCAATTCATCTCTTTGCCAATACTGTTCAGATGGTATGGAACTTCTTCTATAACAATCAGATGGAGCTAATGGTAAAGCAATCTTTAATCCTGATATCTCTACAATCTCACCAATCTGACCTGTCTTAGATATAATAACAATATCATATTCGGAATTATATCCGTATTTCCACGTTCGATTCTTGTTACCTATCTTCATACTAGAAGTAGGTATCAATCCATCAATCGTTAGACATAGTTTATCTTGACCTTCGTTCTGCAAATCCTTGCTTACTATCTATTTTTACATTTGATTCAGAAGGCGAGTTTAGCATCTCTCTCTCTGATTCAATCTTATTCAATATATCAAACGCATCTAATATAGCTAATTTTTTCGTAGCTGCCGCATTTTTTAATCTATCAGCAGCTAATGAAGGAGTTTCATCATCAACATTTACTATAGGCTCCTTAGCTATTTTAATCAATTCCTCAACAGCTATCTCTCCCGCTCTTATGATTCTTAACTTTATATCTTTAATATTACTCATACCTTTATTGTAATCTGATGATCAAACATTCTATAAAGCTTTTCACCATCTATATTAAATTCATATTCACTATCAGGCTTAAAACAAATAGTATCACCCGATACTACCCCTTGATTTTTTAAATACTCATTAGGATAAACCATAATGCCCATAAGAGGCTCTTCAGTAAATGGCTTCTTAATATAGCTATCTATAGCAGGCATAGGCTTAACAAAACAATATCTATCATAAGAATGCCAAACATTATTATGCTTATACATGAAGAATTGATCCGGCTCTATAAAAAAAGTATCATCTCTAAAAAAGCTCTTACCACTTTTCTGACGACCTTTCATGTCATTATAAAACTTAAATACATTATGATGAACAAGAAGAATGTCTCCGATACTAACGGGACCACTATAACCTAAGGGAAGCTCTACGACTTCAGCATATCTATTTGAAAACTTATGATCTTCTTCAGATGTGCTAACGATAAATTCAATACCACCAATCTCTCTAGTGTTGTCGTACCTCTTTCCCTTTACCGGTTTTGCGATAAAGTAAAATGGTGATTTCATTAAAAGTCAATTTTGTATTCTATTGATATAGGCATGCAAGAGTTAAACTCTTTCCACAACAAAACCTCTCCAAGATCATTGATGATATAAATCTTAATCGACCCCCTATCATCATCAAACTTAATTAAATGAATTTTATAAGTATCATTTAATATAGGTTGATCTTGGATGTAATGCATTGCACCACCCTTATAATCAGGACCTATTGATACTTTTCTAATTATCATTAACCAATTCTATTAACAGTAAGTATTACAGAAGGAGTAGCCGGAGTTACAACTGTTGCAGGTGAATAATCAATAATAAGATCTAAATCAGTTGTAGACCACATGATTTCATACTCATCATTTGCTACAGCATCAACAAAGAAATTCCAAGCCGCTACTTGATTTTGATTAGAATCAACAACCATCTTTGTATTACTATTAGGAATATCAACTCCATTCTTTCTAAACCATATGTCTATCTTACTAGATCCACCTGAAGTGTCATGCAACTGAGCAGAAAACTGTATGTTATATTTACCTTCATTTGCAATCTTTATTTTAGATCCCGATACAATAGAAACACCACTAGAAAAATCAGTATTGTTATAAGTAAAAGCAACAGCAGGAGCAGGAGCAACCTGAACTACAGTACTATAGAAAGATCCATAATAATTAAAGAACTGATTCTCCCATTTAACACCTGTACCTGTAGATGTTAAAATCTGACTTGTTGTTCCGGGATTGCCTAAAAAATCATTAAGAACTCCTGAGATAGAAAGATCAACTAAATCAATATTACCGGTTAGATTAATATCCTGAGTAGCAGTATTATTATTATCAAGAACTTGCTGAAGAGTTACAGTAGAATTGGTATCCATAAATGCAGCTAATGAACCTACAGTAAAGTTCTTTGTTGCATTCATATCATTAGAGTCAGTACCAATTAACTGATCACCCGCTGTAATATTACTGTCATTTGGATATGTACTAATCTTAGCCATGTTTTATATTTTTTCAGTTATCTCTCCTGTCTGAATATTAATAATTGCATTCTCTCCATACTTAACAATTAACATCTTCTCATTAGTCATAAAAGCTTCACGCAAACCTTCAACCTCTTTTAGTAAAGATTGCTTCTTAATTTCTAAATCACCAAGTGTAATCTTCATCTTGGTAAATGTTGCTTGCATCTCTTGGAGCGTAGTCAATTCTTCTTCAGTTACTTTTTTCATTTGATTTTATTTTTACAAATATAATAATTATTATTGGACATTCTTTCTCAAAGCACTTCCAAAGTAGTATCCAAATATAGAAAGTACTACACCTTCAGAAATTCCAATAAGATGGATCCAAAGCTCTTTATTCTCGGAAGGAACTTCATGATATGCAATAGCATAGACAATAAAACAAAATACAGCCAAGCCGATAAAACCTGTAAGTGTAAACATCCAATCATGTTTATCAGTCTTTGCAATCTCAACTTCACGACCCCTAGCAGAATCGCGATCCGCAACTTCAAGCTCTGAAAGTTCCTTAAGCTGTTCATATATGAAAGACTTATCAGCAGCACTAATCGTACTGTCATTATCTATAAGATTCTTAACTACACCTAATACACCTTTATCAGGAAGCAAGTCACCGGCTACATCAAGAATTTGAGGAGCTTTCTTTTTTAAGAAAATTCCAACCTTAGTATCTCTAAACTTTTTACGCTCCTTCTTAGGCTTTTCATCTTGCTCAATCATATAACTAAGTATTTGGTTTGACCACTAATCTTAACTGCCTTTAAACATCTGTTCCTATTCTTACCTGAAGTAAAAGAAACATGAATCCAAGCAGGCTCACTGTCATTACCAAACTCCCAAATTAATTGATCAAACTCTAAATTGTTTTTAATAAAATCAAATATCTCATGGTTACGACCATGAACAGATATATCAGCAGCCTGACCAAAACGATGCTGACTGCTTTTAGAACCACCAATAATAGCATTCAATGCCTCACATCTATATCCACTAGAAACTCTAATAGGACATTCCATGTGTTCACGTAATGGCTCTAATACCTTCTCACACAATAATGTAAAATTAGCAATGTGTTCAGGAGAAGGTTCATTCTTAATTCCCTTCTTAATTGCTGTTGGACTAAACGTCATTTCGTTTAGAGTAAAGTGTTCTGTTAAATTCATCGTCCTTGTCCTTTATATGGTTTATTATAATTTACACTATTCTTTGACCTGCTATTCTTTTTCTTTGAATGAACTCCCGGACGCTTCTTAGCAGGTTTAGCTACAAACTTTTTATCACTTTGTATTTTCGCCATTGATCTTTTTCATTTTCTTTATATAATACAATATAGCAAATACACCGGTAATGATTGCTATCAATCCCGATAAAGCAGATATGATTGGTTGAAACTCAGTAGCTTTTGAAGCTAATGCAGATACAACTGATGTAGAAGCTGATATAGTACCTATCGTATCTTGAAAGTTTTGAGCCGGATTTCTCATAATCCAATAGCTGATTTAAAATCAAGAACAGTACTATAAGACTCTCCATCAATAGTATTAACTGTAATATCAAATAATATAATCTGATTATTACCCTCAACACCAACCTGAGTATCACTCAATATCCAAAAAGAATCATAACCCTGAGTAGATATATTCAATTGATCATTAGTGAAATTAAAAGATTCACCATTCCAATTGAAACCATTTAATATTGTTTCTATATTATTTCTCATAACCTTTCTATTGAATATCCACTACCAAGACCTGAATCAGTAGCACCCTGAGTTATTGAAAAAATGATATACTGATTAACACCCCAATTTATATTTGAAGTACTAACAGCTGTAGCTTGAGTCGAATCATCATTTGTTACTGCAACTGCACTTGCATATCCCTCTGTATTAGTAGCTGACTTTATATAAAAGTCTCTCTTCATTTGATTGAACCTTGTATTCGCAGTCATTAAAGCTAAACTAGTTGCACCAACTAAAGAGTTAGATGTATTTACACTTATGATAAAATTGGTATTACCATTTATTACCGTCTTCCTAAATCTTGAACGAATTCTAATGATATCACCTACAGAAAATGTATTAGCAGGTATCAATTGACTCATTGTTATAGTAGCACTAGTAGTACCTGATACAACTGTACCATCAACCACACTCTTAAATATATTCGCTGCATTAATTCCATCAACTAAATCAGAATATGGAATCTGAATATTATCACTAGTAGATTGATCATAACCAACAACAAGAGTATCTGAACCTAAAGTTGAACTAACGAAATCTGAAAACTTTACTCCCATATTTATTCTATTATTACATTATCACCTGATTCAGTTAGTATAGCAGAACTATTCTCAGCTAATATCCAATTAGCACTAGAAGTACTAGGCTTTGAAATATTACCAAGAACAGCTATTGATATACCTATGCCTGTCATATTACCAAAGAGCTATGATTTTATAATTACCTGATGGACTAGAAATAGCATCAAATCTTTTGATCTGTATAGGATGATATCCTGAAGACAAATATAATTTGCTAATTAAATCACCACCTATTGTTTTTATATTACATTGAAAAGTATCTGTAGGATCATTAGATGAAATATGAAATACACAACCGTTATTCTCACCTCCTACATAAATCTCATATGAATCACTTACAGAAAATATATCTGCATTTAACTCAAGCGTATTTGCATCAATAATATTTGTTACTGTAGCTCCTAATGGTGTTGTTCTATTATAGACAACATCACCAACACTTACATTTAAAGCAATGAAATCAACAGTGTTATCTATTAATTGACTAGTAGCAGCACTACTAGCTAAGCCACTAACTATCATATTTGGAAAAGGAATCTCACAATCTGCACTTGGTATCACTTCAAGCGCTCTTCCTACCTGTAACTTTGGTGTTGCCATAATTTTATTTGTTATAAGGGAATACCCTATTTAGTTTATCTTTTCTTTTATTGCAACCACAATCCTTTCCTGTAGCTGCAGCAATAGTATCTACTACTTTTTTAATTCCTGTTGCAGTTGTTATCTTCTCAACAGTATCTCCTAGACCTTTGCTTTTCATTTGACAAATATACTAAACTTTAGAAACTCTTTTACCCATACCAACTTTTGTTTTCTCAGCTTTCTTTGAAGCTAATCTAGATGGTGATATCTCTGATTTAGTCTTAGGTGTCTCAGAAGAAACACGTTTCGTAGGACGGCAATATTCATTCTTACCACCGGCACCACAAGCTTTACCTGTGCGAGTATCTACCCACTTCTCCTTCTCCCAACGTTTGAGAGAAGTACCCTCTTCAGATTTCTTCACGTTACCCGAAGCCTTCCTGCATTTAGCAATAGCCTGAGAAGCGCGAGCAGAAGGGAAGACATCATACTGCGCTTTTACTTTTTTATAACAAGCATCTTTCATTAATACTTACCCTTTCTGTTTGAAGGATTAGATGTAGTCGGACCACCCGGACCTTTCCATAAATACTTACATGCCCAATAGCGTGGAGTCAACTTATCATTAGCAGTATCACAACTATGACGAGCTTTAAAACTCTTACGAGCTGCAGCAGAATAATTATTGCCATAGCCTTTAGCTCCAAAGTGGAGAAGCTTTTCTTCCCCACCGGAGCATGCCTTAACCATCATCTTCTTGCCGGCTCTATCCGACTTGACAGGTTGGTTACATTTCATATTTGACTTTTCAGCCATTTACTTTTTTTTGCCTCTATTCATTATATCTGTATACGTTTTTTTAGCAGCAGATTCCATCTCCTCTGTGTGACCGGGCACACCTAAAGCATAACTTGAATAATCTTGAAATTTCCAAAGATTCGGATTTTCTTTACCACCTTGATTTGTAAATACTTTTTCAGCTACTTTTTGAGCAGCTTTATTAGCAACTTTTGATTTTTCTGATTCACTCATATTAGCTAATCTATTATCAATAGCTGCATTCACTGCATTAGCAATTGAATTAGTACCACTCTTTACAGAAGATTTTGTTTCAGTACCTAGGTTTTTTTGCTTTTCATATCCAACAGGAGGATCAGTTTCTTTACCAAATTTGCTAGAGAAACGATCAATGTCCTTGTTTCTGAAGTTGATGGAATTGTAATCCATATTTTTGTTTTTCATGTTATTTTGTTTTTGTGGGTTTGCCTAATTGTGATGTAAATGGTTTCAACTGACTAAGACCAACTATGTTACTAGCAGCCCTTCCTAGCTTACGCTTAATAGCATCCTTAGCTGTAGATTGATCCCTATTAATTATATTCGTAGTAACAGCCTCTAGATTACTCAACCTAGAAACAACACTGTTTTTAAAGTTATAGTCCTCAGGAAGTTCCTTGTTACTTTCTTTAGAATTATATGACATGTTGCTACGTTTAATTATAACTTTGCTACAAATATAATTAAATTTATGAAATCAGATTATCTAAAATATTGGAGAGTTATTAGAAATTATGTTAAGGTAAAATATAAACTCTCTCAGTCAGAC